ACAGGAGATAATTTTACTATAGAGTATAATTTTAATACGAGTACGCAAGTAGATTTTGAGAATTGTAGATATAGAAGTTCTGGGTGTATTGCTTATGACGAGCAGAATAATAAGATGATAGTTTTTGGGAAAGAAGCATCTTCTATTCCAAATCAATGTATAGGATATAGAACAGGCGTGACTGGAGCTTTTACATGGGTGGAAGATCCTCTTATATCGTGGATTAAAACAGGAGTCGCCTTTAAAGGTTATTTTATTTATGCAGGTTCTTCTACCAGGGATGGTACTAATACTCATATTCGGGTTGTTGATACTGCAACTTTCTCATTGTTTACGACTATAGCTAATTCTGCATCAGGTTATGATTGGTCTTGGGGGATTGGTGTTGATAGTGATGGAAGTGATTTAATCATAGGGATGACTTCAAGTTATCAAATACAGCGAATTACAGGACCTGGTTTTAGTGATTCTGGTAACTGGGAAAGTCTTACATCATTCGTATCACAAAATGTAATTACATCAGTTGTTTGTGATACAACTACTAAAACTTGGATGGCCGTAAGCTACGATAGTGATGTTCTTGTTTCTACTGATGGATTTCAAACGTACACTGATAAAAGTGCTAATTTAAGAAATCATGCAAGTTGGAGTTCAACTGCAGATATATATCAAGTGAGCGTTGTCGGTGGCGCGTTTTTCGTAACTTCTCCAAATTTAAACAGGACTGCTATGTATTCAACGGATGCTGGTGATACCTGGAATGTGTTAACATTCTATGGTTCTGGACCAGAAGATTATAACGGATACGGGTATACTATTTGTGGCAACGACCAATATGTCATTGCTTCGGCTGCTTGTGGTTCTTGTACTGGATACTGGTCTTTACGATGGTCTTACGTAGATATGTCCGATCTACCAGATGATGCAGGAACAGTAAATATAGCAGCAGGAACTGGAACAATCTCAGCTGGTGAAGCTCCAGATTCTACAGTCATAGCAAAATATTTCTTACAAGACCTTGCTGTAACTGATTTTGCAATACCAATAGAAACCGGATTACCGATTACCGATAATACGTTCAGTATAAGTGCTCGTAAATTATCTGATTATACAGAAGTGACGATTAGTGAAGTAGGTGGTGCTCTTACTGGTGATGGTTCTGGTACACTTAACAAGGAACACGGTTACGCTCTACTCACTTTTGATGATCCAGTTGTACCGGATACCTTAGAAATAGCAACTCAAGGTTCTGTAATTTTCCATCCCCAGTATGACGAGTATGACACTGATCGTCTTCCTACATCTGGTTTAGTCCCTGGTTTTGCTGTAGGTGATACGGTAATAATCCAAGATGGCGTAAATGAGGATATGGCTTTAGTTACATCGGTTTCAAAAAACCTTATTACGATAGCTGTAGAAGATGGTCTTTCAAATGCTTATTCAGCGGGAACTTTAGTATCAAATGCTTATGTTATTGGTGATTTAGTATCTTCAGAAGGAACATATTTTTCAGAAAGTGTATGGCCGGGCGATTGGTATGATGAAATGCAAGGTACTCCTGCTAATGGTACTTATGACAGCACAACGTACCCTGCGGTTGTTACAAACAACGGAGCTGAAACAGATCGTTGGAAATGTACAGTTACACAGGTTACGCCAACACTAATGCAAGTAGAAGGCGAGAATGCCGGAATTGTGTTGACTGATGCTCCGATAACCGGCGATATTGCACCTGCTAACCCAAAAGCTACTGATCCTTATTTTACACTTCCTTCAGCTGGGTGGAGTGCTGAGGGCACACACCAGATAGGGAACGTGTACAGGTTCAATACAACTGGAACTGAAGTTCCTCTCTGGATATGTCGTACTATAAACGCACGTTCCAGCGATACTGCTTCTGATAGTACAAAATTAGAAATTAGAGGGGATGTCGCCTAGGTAGATTATGACTACACTAAGCATTACATGTAGTTGTTCTTGGGATAGACTAAATCCACTTGAATCTACTTGTTCAAGTAGCTGGGAAGACGCTACTCCACTTGATGTAGAGTGTGAATCATCATGGGATAGGCTAAATCCACTCGATTCTACTTGTTCAAGTACCTGGGAGATCTCAACTCCACTTGATAAAGAATGCGAACTACCATGGGAGATCTCAGCTCCACTTGATAAAGAATGCGAATTACCATGGGAGATCTCAACTCCACTTGATAGAGAATGTGAGCTGCTATGGATAATTACTACACCACTCGATAGGGAGTGTGAATTACCCTGGTTAGGGTTAACACCTGTAGATGTAGTTTGTGAAGCCGATAATTCAAGTAAACCAGAAGAGAGTGTAGGGATTCTATTATGTGAACTCCCATGGTTTGCGGCAAGGAGCTATATAGTGATTCAACAAGATGTCATTTTTAGACGAGTTTCAGATAGTCAAGCCATAAAACTGCTTGACTGCTCTGTTAGAACAGATATAAATTCTTTTGCCTGGTCAATTAGTGGACGGGTTGCATCCAGAGATGATATAGCATATATTAGACCAGCAAGTGGACCGGTAGAGACTGAGTTGGTTGTGAATGGTTATACCTGGCGATTCTGGATTGAAAATACAACAGATAACTATGGTTATTCTTCAGGTGGAGCTTACGCTTTCACTGGTACATCTCCAAGTGTTGAATTAGCAAAACCTTATGATGTTCCTGTAACAAAAGTTTACGGGCTTACACAAGCACAGCAGATTGTAAATGTTGAATTATTGGGTACCGGATGGGCTTGGGATTGGGAAATCATGGATTGGATAATCCCTGCAGATGTTTTCAGCGTGAATGAATTGACAAAGATGGAAATCCTATCACGTATAGCAAAAGCCGTTGGTGGATTCGTGAATACAAAAGGTGCTTTCCCAGATGGTACGCCATATGAAGAACGACTTGTATTTAAATATAAATACCCCGTTTCCCCGAAAAACTGGAGCGGGGAAACCCCTGATCATACGATTGTTGACAGTATTCTAAAACAATCAGTGAAATGGGATCCTAAACCAGGGTATGATCATATGTACGTGTCTGGAAAGAATGCAGGGGTATTAGTTCACGTAAAACGAAGTGGTGAACCATGGACAAATGCTGCACCTACAATAATAGATGATCTAACACTGGTGCAAAATGTAGCTCTTCAACGGGGAAGAAATTACCTTGACGCTACAGGACACGATCAAAGCATATACACCATGGATCTTACGCTACCAGATTCAGCAGTCGGTATTCCTGGTGTGCTTCAACCTGGTGATCTTTGTGAGGTTACTGATCTATTTGAAACATGGCGTGGAATAGTTCGTGGTGTACGTATCTCTGTACAAAGACCAGGGGTAACGCAAACTGTCGAACTTGAAAGACATCATGTTTAAGAAAGGCGGAATAAATGAGCTTAACAAACTTATATACAGAATTTGCTGGTTTAGCAAAATCGGATTTGATGATAGGGGAAGTGATGTCTGTTGGTACTGAAACAAGTGAATTAGAGGATCCTAACGGTTATGAGTTCATTGCTATAGGTACAAGTGTATCTATAGGAGATATGGCTTTTGTAAAAGCAGGCATAATTCAAAGTACAGCACCAACATTGCCAGCGAGCGAAGTTCTGGTATAATAAGGAGATAGATTATGGCATTAGTCGATTGTACGTTAATTGATTCAGGTTTACCGTTAACAATCAATCTTGGTAAAGACGTTATCTGGGTTGACGAGTGGGACTGGACTGGTGTACCTCAACAAGTACGTTTAGCCATAGACGGAACTGCTATTGTAGAGACATTAAGTCCACAGAGTGCAACTCAACCGATTACTTTGAAATGCGGGTGGCAATCAAAAGCAACCGTTGACCAGTTAGTCACAATGCGTGATAGAACTGATCAGACGGTTATGGACCTTACGCTACCCGATGGTCGAACTAAAGAGGTTCTGTTTGAACATCACAAACAACCACCGATTGATGTTTCACCTGTGGTCGAAATGCCAAGTTATGATGAACCTGAATCTCCCGATTGGTTTGATGTAGTTATTCATTTATTCGATGCTGTAGGGATATAAGTTTTACAATTTTACCTCAAATTATTTTTTTCTAAACGAGATCTGATAAACAAGTAAAGTTTAATTATTGGACTCCTTATATATCTACATAAAAGTGATAAGATGTCTTCTAAAACGAATACATAAAATATTATTATAGTAGCTATAACAATAAAAAGAAACATCATACAGAGTATAACAGATACGGTTATGTTTATCATTTGTAACGGAATAAAATGTAATATCGCTGACATTACCATAATGATACTTATTATGATAGATATAGTGAGTAATACGCTTAAGTAGTGTATTCTTGTATTTTGACTACCCATTCCCACTCCAAAAT